GCCCCTGCCCCTGCCCCCGCAAAGCGCCGCAAGGCCCCTCCCGCTGCAACGGGCGGCGCTGCTGGTGGGCTCGCCTCTGGCCTGAAGTACGGCCGAGATAGCGCTTTGGAAGCTCGTGCTTCGGCGCCTGCGCCTGATAAGCAGACCATCGAAATCACTGGCAAGCGTGTCCCCAAGGATTCTTCTTCCATGTCCTTGGCCGAGCGCATGTCTGCTTCTCGCGAACGTGCCCGCCTTGGCGCATCTGAGACCGACAGCAGGCCTATTGGGCAAAGGCTCAGGGAGGCGCTTGGCCTGAAGGACGGCGGCATGGTGAAGGGCTACGCCAAGGGCGGCATGGTCTCGGACGGCCGCAGCTACGGNAAGAAGTGCTGACGTGACCAACCCACCCGTCGAGGTCCTTCAGGCCATTGGCCGCCTGAACGCCAACTCCGACTTCAAGCGGATGTTGGCGTGGCTCGACGAACAGAAATCAACAGCTGTCGAGAGTCTTCTCGACCAGCACCTAGAGCATCGTGTGCTGCACAAACAGGGCTATGCCCTGTGCATGCACGACATCCTGCGGGTCTTTGAATCCGCGTCCGTCGCGCTGGAACGCCACGCCAGCGTGTAGCCGTGAATACCCGTACAGAGGCAACAGCTGTGAACTGCGAACACCGGAATCGGCTCGCACAAAGCACGCTCACCCTTGAGTCGGGCTCAGGAGAAATTTGATGGCAATCCCCAGAGCAGTTCGAGAAGCAGGAGAGCGCGCAGAGGCGCTTCATCAGCAGATGTACGGGAACACCGGCGAACAGCCGACTCCTGAGCAGACCGCTGCACCTGTGGTCGACGCGCCGCCTCCTCAGGTTCAGGATGTTCAGCCCGTGGCTACCACGCCTCAGGCCGAAGCTCCTGCGCAGCCGTCAGGCGAGGAGAATTGGGAAGTCAAGTACAAGGTCTTGAACGGCAAGTACTCTGCCGAAGTCCCTCGCCTCGCGGAGCAAGTCCGCGAACTGAAGGACCAGATCAAGGCCTTGAGCGAGAAGCCGGCCCCAGAGCCGGAGGTGGTCGTCAAGAACAAGCTGACCCCCGAACAGGTGGTTGAGCAGTTCGGCGAGGACTTCGCCTCCGCTGTCGGGTCTTTGGCTTCGCAGATCGCAGAGCAGAGGACTGCCAAGCTGCGTGAAGAGTTGGCTCCTAAGGTCGAACAGGCCGCGGAGACAGCAATTCGCTCAGCACGGGCCGACTTCTTCCGCGGTCTGGAGGCGCTTGTGCCGGAATTTAGGCAAATCGACGAAGAGGACGGGTTCACCCTGTTCCTCGACGAAGTTGACCCGATGTCTGGGCGCCCGCGACGCGACTTCTTCAACGACGCAAACCACAGCAATGACGCCGCCCGTGTGGCTCGCTTCTTTTCGGCCTACCGGGGACTCAAATCCCAACCCGCCCAGCAGCCTGNTGCTATGCCCTCGATCGAGGCCCAGATCGCCCCCGACTCATCCCGCTCCGCGCCCTCTACCCCTCCGGGGAAGAAGTTGTGGACCCGGGCAGAGATCGGTCGGTTTTATGAGGCCGNACGTCGCGGAGCGTACTCAGAGCAGGACTACGGGCGAATCGAGTCCGACATCTTTGCGGCACAGCGAGAAAACCGCGTAGCCGCCTGAAAGGTAAATCATGTCTATCGCAGTCAATTCCGGCTACTACGGTGCCGGCACCACCGACGGCTACAAGGCCACCGCCAAGTTCATCCCCGACATCTGGTCGGGCAAGCTGCAAGTCAAGTACTACGCAGCGACCTGCATCAGCGAGATCACCAACAACGATTGGGAAGGTGAGATCAAGGATCAGGGCGACAAGGTCATCATTCGCTCGGTGCCGAACATCACGATTCGGGATTACACCAAGGGCCTGTCTCTGACCTCTGAAGTCCCCAGCAGCACCCCGATCGAGCTGAACATCGACAAGGGCAAGTACTTCCAAGTCGTCATCGACGACGTGGATGCTGTCCAGACCGATGTGCGTCTGATGAACGCGTTCACCGACGACGCGTCTGAGCAGATGAAGATCACGATCGAGAAGGATGTTTTCGCGAACATCGCCACCGACGTCGCCTCGACCAACAAGGGCAACACCGCTGGCGCGATCTCGACGACCATTCAGCTTGGCGCAGCTGGCACCCCGGTCTCCATTACCAAGGTCAACGTCATCGACTACGTCGTTGACATGGGTCTGGTGCTGGACGAAGCCAATGTGCCCGAGACCGGCCGCTGGCTCCTGATCCCCTCGGCCATGGCCGCCCGGATCAAGAAGTCCGACCTCAAGGACGCCTCGGTAATGGGCGACAGTCAGTCTGCCCTGCGCAACGGCCGCCTCGGCATGATCGATCGGTTCATGGTCTATTCGACCAACAACCTCGTGCCGGCTGCTGGCGTCTACAACATCTTCGCTGGCGTGAAGGACGGCATCAGCTGGGCTTCGCAGATCACGAAGGTCGAGACGCTGCGCTCCACCGCGACGTTCGGAGACATCGTTCGCGGCCTGAACGTGTACGGCTTCAAGGTCACCAAGCCTGAAGCTCTGTGCATGGGCGTGGTCACGATGGGCTGATCCTAGTGGGGGCTTCGGCCCCCGCTATGTTCTCAACACACTGAGGAGAAGCACATCATGGCACTTACGAACGAAATGGTCTCAGCCGGCCTCCAGAGCACTCGCGCACTAGCCATCAACGGCAGCGTGGCGACTGCGCTGACTGCCGCTGGATCGAACCAAGCCACCGCCCTTGCTCTGGGCGCCGCAACGAACGTCTTCGGCACCGTGGCCGCCTCGACCGGAGCCCGCCTCCCGGTGGGCAACCTCGGCGACGAGGTGTTTGTGCGCAATGCTGGCGCCAACGCTTTGGCCGTCTACCCCCCGGTGGGCGGGACGGTCAACGGCGGGGCGACCAACGCTGCGGACGGCACGGCACTCGCCGCGGCAGCCTCGTACCGCTACAAGTGCGTGTCGGCTAACGGACTGGCTTGGGTCCGCTGACCGGGCAGGGGCTTCGGCCCCTGTTTCCATTCAACCAAACAAAGGCAGGGCATGAAGTACTTGCGCAGGCAATCCGACGGGTCGGTGTTTATCTTCAACGAGATCCTTGGCCAGAGGAAAGACTTTGATGTCTTCGACTCTCGCAACCCACCGCCCGAGAAGATTGATAACCTGCTTGAGTACATGGCCGAGCAGAACGAAGCTAAGCGCACCCGTCGCGCTAAGGCAGAAGAAGAGACTGCTGGGGTAGCCTGACATGGCGCTGCTGTCGTCCTTCACTCCGCGCATTGCCTACAGGGTCGACGGCTGCCCAGACATCACCATCGAGCAGGCGGTCTTGGACTCCTGCATCGACTTNTGCGAGCGCACCCACATCATTCGCCAGACCCTCGACCCCGTGACCACAGTTGTTGGCNTCAAGGAGGTCGAGCTTGATTTGCCGCCGGGCACAAGGCTGGCCAACATCATCAAGGTGTGGGTCGATGACCGTGAGATAGAAGCCACCTCCGAAGAGGAGGTCGGCACTCCTCTTGCCCATGTCGATTCCGTGCCCGGCGTCGAGTCAACGAACTCTGTGCCGGCTTGGTACATCGAGTCAACGCCCGGCTCGATCCGGCTATTCCCGGGGCCCGACAAGGCCTACACGGTGACAGTCAGGGCCGCACTCAAGCCATCCAGAGCCGCCACCTCGGTCGACGACATCCTGTTTGAGAACTGGATGAACGCGATCGTGGAGGGCGCTCTGGCAAGGCTCTACTTGATGCCGGAAGTCTGGGCCAACCCGGGCCTCGCGGCCGCAAGCGCAAAGGCGTTCCTTGCCTTCGCCTCATCTGCCTCCGCCGAGTCCCGGCAGGGCCGCGGGCGCGGAGAGATGCGGATTCGTCCGGTGTGGATATAGGGGACTGAAATGGGCGACCTTATCGGCGGCGGNCTTCTCGGCAGCGTATTCGGGGGTCTGTTCCGGATCGCCCCAGAGTTGCTCAAGTTCTTTGACCGCAAGAACGAGCGGCAGCACGAGCTCGCCATGTTCACCCTCCAGACCGATCTGGAGAAGGTCAAAGGCCAAAACCGCCTCGAAGAGAAGTACGTCGAGCACTCGACAGAGCAGCTGATGGCGATTCAGGAGGCGTTCAAGGAGCAGGCTGAGACCGCCAAGTCCGCAGGCAAGGTTGTTGCTGCCATCTCCGCCCTAGTGCGGCCCGGCATCACGTGGGCCCTGTTCGGCATGTATGCCGTGGTGAAGGCGGCCGGGCTGACTCTGGCAGTGAATTCTGGTGCGCCGTGGACCGAGGTCGTGCTCAAGGGCTGGACCATCGATGACTTCGCCATGCTGAACATGGTGATCTCGTTCTGGTTTGTCGGCAGAGCCATCGAGAAGTACCAGAAGCAATGATCCCGGATGCCGTCCGACTTGCAACCGACGCCCTCATCAAGCCGTTCGAGGGCTACCACCGGATGCTTCATGACGGCCGCTGCCAGTCTTACCCAGACCCCGGGACAGGCGACAGGCCTTGGACCATCGGCTGGGGCAGCACGGGACCCGACATCAGCCCCGGGACGATTTGGAGTCGGGAGGCTGCGGAGGCCCGCCTCTGGCGCGACGTCACCACGTTTGCCACAGCTGTTGCGAGACTTTCGCCGGGAATCCTCGCTGAGCCTGACCGGCGTTTCGCGGCCATCATTTCCTTCGCCTACAACTGCGGCCTCGGCAACTACCGGATCAGCACCCTCAAGCGCAGGGTAGACGCTAAGGATTGGCCGGGAGCGCAAGAGCAGATCGTCCGCTGGAACAAGGCGGCCGGCCGAGTCCTCCCCGGCCTGACTCGCAGGCGAAAGATGGAGGCCCTCATGCTGGCCTGAAGCAATACGCAAAGCAGTCAAAACACACCCTCAAAGGTAAACTTCACCCTGTAGCTAGGAGGCCGAGATGCCTATTACCGCCCAGTCCATCGTTCGCCGTGCGTTCGATGTCATTCAAGACACCACAGCTGTGCGCTGGCCTACGAACGAGCTCGTCCGCTGGCTCAACGATGCCCAGCGCGAGGTTGCGATGTACCGCCCGGACGCCATGTCCACGAACACGACGATGACCTGCGTTGCAGGATCGAAGCAGTCGATCGCGGCCCTGAGTCCGGTTGGCACAAAGCTGATCAATATCGTGAAGAACTCAGCCGGCGCCGGGACAAAGAGAGCGGTGCGCCTGATTGAGCGCGAAGTTCTCGACTCACAGAACCCGACGTGGCATGCGCAGACTGGCGCTATCGACTCGGTCCACTACATGTTCGACCCGCGGGACCCAAAGACCTTCTACGTCTACCCGCCCGCCTTGGTGACAACCCAGTTGGACATCGTGTACTCGGCGCTACCAACCGACGTGGTGGAGCCTGCGAACGGCGCCGACTACACAGCTGTGAGCGGGAACATCGGCGTCCCCGACATCTTCGCGAACGCGATCCTCGACTACATCCTGTACCGCGCTTACAGCAAGGACAGCGAGTACGCAGGGAACGCCACCCGAGCATCAGCCCACTACCAAGCCTTTGCGAACAGCATGGGAGTGGAGGTGAAGGGTCTCGCGTCCTCTGCGCCGACGCTGCCCGGCGCTACGTTCAACCCTAACGCCGCCAAGATGGCAGCGGCTGCGTAACCAATGCCAGACACACCAACTGAGACCGTTGCGGTGACAGCTACTGTCACGCACACCGAGACGCAGCTTGGGCTTCAATCAAACGAAACCCAGACTGTGACCGTGACCACCGTAGTTGACGGCGAGCCGTAGTCGCCGCCTTGTTCTAGCCACCATCCAAAGGAACCATCATGGCAAGCGCAATCTACCCGAAGTTCAAGGAAGCCATCCTCCAAGCCACTGCCAACTCATCGTTGGGTGGAACGGTCAAGGTGGCACTTGTTGACACCGGCACCTACACCTACAGCGCCGCGCACGAGTTCTACTCGTCGCTGACCGGCATCGTCGGCCCTGCTCAGGCATCCCAGCCCACCCTCGCCACCAAGACCTTCGTGAACGGTCTGTTCGACGCGCAAGACGTCACCTTTACGGGCGTCAGCGGCGTATCGGTCGAGGCGCTGGTGATCTACGTCGACACCGGCACGGCGGGCACTTCGCGTCTGGTCGCCTTCGTCGACTCGTTCACGGCGGTGACCCCGAACGGCGGCGACATCACCATCACTTGGAACGCCAGCGGCATCTTCCAACTGTAATGGACGTCCTCCTGATCCGTGACGGGGTAGTCGAGAACTGCATCTGCGCCGACTCGGTGGCGCGGGCGCAGGAGTTCTACCCCGACCACATCTGCATCGAGCGCGACGAGGCGCTGCAAGCGTTTGGGCCGGGTGATCTGTACGACGGCACGAACTTCAGCAAGCGGGAGGTGCAGCCATGATCGGCGGGCCTGTACTGCGTCAGCATGTCGTGGAGTTCATCCGAGGCACCGGGGTGCGAACGGATGGCGTTGTAGACGCCACCTCTACCAACGGGCCGTGGACTTGGGCGGTGCCCAGTGGCGTGGCGCAATTGTTCGTCACCGGATGCGGAGCCGGTTCTGGTGGGCAAGGTGGCACCAACAACGCGACAGCGTCTGGCGGCGGGGGTGGCGGCGGATCGGGAATGTGCGTCGTCAACCTGCCGATAGACGTTATTCCCGGGGTGCAACTCACGGTCACTGTGGGACAAGGCGGTGCGGGCGGGACGCCGACAGTGCAGGCCGGGGTTGGCGAGAACACCTCTATTTCGCCTGTCATTGCGCCCATAGGCAACATCAACTCCACGACATTTGTGCTGTTGGGCGGCGCAACCACTGGAACTTCTACAACAAACAATGGAAGAGCGGGCAGTTCAGGAGGCGGCAATCTGGTTGGCCCCGGTGGTGGTGGAACGGCTTCCGGCACACCAACTGCGGGCCTCAACAACGGCGATGGTTCCGTCAATTCTTTTTGGTATGCGTTGGGGGGCGCTGGTGGAGGCGCGGCAAACACTACGGCTTCCGGTGCGGGCGCGAATGGTGGTTCTAATTCGTCTTTTCGTATTGGGTCATGGGCGTACCTTGCCGCAGGGGCATCAGTAGCATCAGGTGGTACAGGCGGCACTAACGGAACTACGATTTCGTACGGCGGCGGCGGTGCCGGAGCATTGAGTCTTTGGGGTAACGGCGGCAACGGCGGCGGCAACGTTAGCGGCACCAGCCAGAACGGCACCAACGCCACGGGCTACGGCGCAGGCGGTGGTGGGGGTGGGGGCAGCGGCAACGGCGGCAACGGCTCAGATGGCTACTTGCGCTTCGTCTACTGGAGGGCCGACTAAATGGCTATCTCCGAAGCATTCTCTGGCTCTGCCTCGATCAGCACGACCGAGTACGACCTCCCGAGCGCCAGCACCACGGTGTCGTCGCAGACCAGCGACGGCATCTTTCAGGTGTTCCTCGATTTGTCTGCGCTGACAGCCACGGAGTCCTACCGTTTGCGCATCTACGAGAAGACCCGCAGCGTCAGTACGCGGCGGATCGTGGATGAGATCGTCATCTCGGGCGCACAGGCCGAGCCGGTCTACGTCACCCCCGCGCTGCTGATGATGCACGGCTGGACGATGACGCTGACCAAACTGCAAGGCACCGACCGCACCATCGAGTGGTCGATCAGACAGGTGGCGTAAATGTGGTTCACGCCGCTGCTGCAAGGCGCCGCGCAGCAGCAGTCTGGCGGCACCGGGCTATTCCTGCGCAACGTCTCAAACCGCTACTACACAAGCGGGACGCTACCGTGTGAGAAGCCCACCAACACGCAAGCCACCGACGTTCTTGTTGCCGTACTAACAAGCTCTTGGAACGTCGCAACAGTTACCGCCCCCAGTGGATGGACCAACATCCCGGGCGCTACATTCAACTCCGCAACGGGCCACATACGCGCCTTCTGGGCGCTTGGCTCCGTAATCGATCCAACATTTTTTGCCAGTGAAACAGGCGGCGCCACAACTGTCGCCATCTTCGCATTTGCGGGAGCGGACAACACAAGTCCAATCAGAAGCGCCGCGACGAACTCCACCACAGGAACGTCGATTGAGGCCCCTTCTGTAAACGCAAACGCGGGCGACTCCCTGATCCACGTTTGGTACAACTGGCAGGGCGAAGTCTCGAACGTCGTGTCCCCCGGCGTGGGAGTTGTTGACCGACTCAGCATCAGCTACGTCACCCGCCGCATCTACTCGACGGTAGAGAACCTAGCCATCACGGGCGCCACCGCCGCGCAAACGCGCAGCGCACCAAACTTCGAAGGCAAGCGTGCGGTCACCATCGCCATCGCGGCGGCGCCCACCGGCCAGACGATCTACCGCCCCACCAGCGACATCACCACCACCGGCTGGACCGCATCGAGTGGCGCTGTCCTCTACGACATGATTGACGAGTCGGTGGCCTCTGACGCCGACTACATCTCAAGCCCCGCACTGGGAGCCTCTACCGGCCCCGCCACCTTCGGCATCGGCAGCGTGCCCGCAGGCTCCTACACGGTCTCTCTACGCGCCCGTGAGACGGCGCCTGATGGTGAAGTTCGAGTGGTGATGAGGGATGCTGGTGGCACGGCTGTCGGCACTTCGGCTTGGCAGGCTCTCGGCCTCTCGTTCACCACCTACTCTTTGTCAGTCTCCACAAGTGGCACCGCTGCTCAACTTAGCGTTGAGGTGCAATCTGTCGGTGGCAACGACCCGCAGATTGCGCCATCCTTGACCGCGTCGCGCATCACAGGCACCGCGCCGCTGGCCGTCCACTTCGACGCCACGGCGACGACCAGCACGCGCACGACCGACGACTGGCGCGAGATCACTTACGGCTTCAACTACGGCGACGCTGGCTCAGGAACTTGGGCCACAAACGGGCAATCGAAAAACTCTGACTCCGGTGGCCCGCTCGGCGCTCACGTCTACGAGACACCCGGCACCTACACGGTCACGCTGACCGCCAATGACGGCACCGGAAGCAGCACCACCACGGCGAGCATCACGGTGGCCGACCCCGACACTGTTTACGCCGGCACCAACACCATCTGCATCGACCCCACGGGCGGCACAACGGACGGTCCAGCGGGGTGCCAGTACGTCACCTCGATGCCGACGATCATCAGCAATCGCCGCTACCTCATCAAGCGCGGGTCCACCATTGCCGGCTTCACGGTGCCGCGCACGGTCAGCGGGGTGCGCATCGGGGCCTATGGCACGGGGGCAAAGCCAAGTCTCACAAGTACCTTGGTGTTCAACCAAGGGAATCAGCCAAGCACCGCTCAATGGGTAGAGGACGTGTGTGTCAGTGACCTGAGCCTGCAAAACGGTACGACGCTTATCCAGTCAGGTCGGCACGTCACCCTGCTGCGTTGCGAAGTCGTGAACACGACAACGCCACTTGACTCCTACTTCTATCTTGGCGGCGAAACTAAGTTCTGGGCGACTCGCACCGACCAGCCGCCGCTAATCTCGCCATCCGACTTTTTCACTCCTGAATGCGTCGCAATAGTCGATTGTTTACAGCGAGGCCAGTTTGCTTCTAGGTCAGGCGCTCTTACTGGAATGTATGGCGGCTACGACAAACTAATTTTCATGGGCAACGATTTTCGCGGGTCTCCAGAACACAACGTCCGCGTGTACTTGGCGAGGCTCTCTCTTTTACAGCACAACCGTCTTGAAGACAAAACTTTTGACACGGGAAGGCACTGCATCAAGTTGCACGCCGGTGGCATTCAAGAGACTTGGGGCCAGATGGGCACGACGTTCAGCCCGAAGTCCTATCAGAACATCATTCGTCGAAACATCTTGGGCGCCGCCGATTCCATTTGCGATTGGAGCGTGGCTGTGCGCCCGGAAAATCGCCTTGCCCAAGGAGGCGATCAAGGCTTGGAAGACACCATTGTTGAAGACAACTCGTTTATCAATTCGGCCACTAAGACCCTAGACATCGTGGCGGGGCCTGCGAAGAAGACGACAACACGCGGAAACACCCGGGATGACGGGGCAATCCGCATCAATCAGGACACCGGCACCTATCCTGAGCCCATCCAGTCATCTTGGCGCGGTCCGTATTACGGCCAGTACACGGGATAACACATGGCAATCACTCTCAGATCAACCAAAGGGACTCCGCTGTCCTTCAACGAGTTGGACGGCAACTTCAACGACCTCGACGCCCGCACGGCGCAGGGCTGGGCCTCTATTGCGGTCACGCCTGAGGTGCGACCCAACGACGTGGATGCGCCGCAACTGACTCTGTTCCGTGGCGGCATCTACGAGTACGCCTACTTCCAAGGCCAGTTGTCGAGTGCCTACACCTCCTTCGCGGTGCCGATGGACTACGCGGCGGGAACAGACTTGCGGGCGGCTGTGCAGTGGAGCCCCGGCAACTTCACCGACAGCGGGTCTGTCCGCTTTGGCATGGAGTTCACCTACGCATGGGCCTACGGATCACCGACTGCGCCGACGAACCATGAGTTCACGGTGCCGGCGACGGTGTACACGCAGGCGTCAGGTCATACCAACATGACCTATCACCATCACACCAAGTTTTTCGAGACGGTTATCCCGGGCTCCGAGGTGCAGCCGAACATGCGATTTCTGATCCGGTTCTTCCGCGACGGCGCAAACCCTCTGGACACCTTCGCCGGGGATGTCTTTGTCACCGGCATCGGCTTCTACTACCAGCGCAACAAACTGGGCCAGCCCAGTTATGAGCCGCCTTTCGTGTGAGGTAGATCATGCCGGCATTTCCTCCCGCACCTCCTGACGGCTCCGGGGTCGTCATCGTCACCCTGTCCACCGGGCTGGAACTTCAGGCTGAGTGGATCGACACCAACTGGTGGGCGCACCTCAACGACAACCCCAACGCAGCGCCGATTGACTCGGCGTATGTCGTGGCGTGGAGGCCGGCGGAGTAAACCGTGGCCGCTGTATTTCGGGCAATCGGCAACCAGTCTGCGGGCGCAGCCTCGCAGGCGGTCGCGTGGCCGGTTCACGTCGCCGGCGACCTTGGCATTCTGGTCATCGAGACAGGCGGCGAGGGCACGACCCTTACGCCACCGGCTGGTTGGCTGGCCGTTACCGGATCGCCGGTCACTGACGTAGCGTCAGCCGCCGGCTCGAAACTTCAGGTCTGGTATCGCTTCGCTGCGAGCGCGGCGGAAGCCAACGTCAACACAGGCGACTCCGGCGACCACCAAGTCGCCCGCATCGTCACGTTCCGGGGCGTCGATCCGACCACTCCGTTTGATGCGACCCCAGTCACGGGCGTCAAGACGACCGCATCGACCACCGTAACGTGGGACTCGATCACCACCGTCACTAATGGTGCCCTGATCGTCCTGATCGCCACGCGGCCGGATGACACCACTAGCGTTACGACATTCGGCGCTGTCACCAACGCCAACCTGACCAACATCACCGAGCGCGGCGAGGGCGGCAGCAACGCGGGCCACGGCGGCGGCTTTGTCATCGTCACCGGCACCAAGGCCACGGCGGGTGCGACGGGCACCTCTACCTGCACGACGACAGTCAGCGTCACCAACGCCGAGATCACGATTGCGCTGCGGCCACAGCCGGAAATCCTTCCGCCGCTGCTGCGCTTTGATCGCGTCAACTACGTCCGCAACAGCGCGGCTCTTGGATCCGTTACCGGCACCCCCGGCACCGCGCCAAAATATTGGTCGGTCGTCACTGGCGCAGGCATCTCCAGTCAGATCGTTGCCAACGGCATTGACGTCAACGGCAGAGAGTACGTTGACATCCGCCTGTTCGGCACTGGCACCGGGTCGTTCGACAACGGCGTCTACATCGAGGACATCGCCCCGGCAGTAATTGGGGATCCTTGGAACGGAAGCGCCTTTGTGTCGCTTGTGTCAGGGACAGTCCCGTCGCAGTTCCAGATCGTTCTGAGAGAACTGACTGCCGGCGGCTCCCTTACGGGCGCCATTGGCAATACGTTGTCTGGCATTACTGGTACATCCTCAAGGTATCAGGTCGGACGGGTGCTGGTTGGCGGCGCAACCACTCGTGCCGCGCTTTGGCTGCAATGCTCAATCACCAACGCGCAGTCAATAGACTTCACGTTCCGGGTTGCGGGTCCGCAGTTGAGTTATGGCTCAACCTCCACCCAGACATATGCCGCCACCTATGACGTAGTTCTCCCGCGCCAGTTCCACACGCCCACGGTCACGCAGTCGGCTGCAAGTCAACAGATTGCGCCGGCCCTGCTAAGCGAGGGCAATACCCTCTACACGCCGACAGCCACTCCGGGCGCCGTATCGAGAACGCCTGCGCTGCTGACCGAAACCAGCACGCTCTACACCCCGAGCGTCTCCGCAGCCGCGCCAACCCAGAGCATTGCGCCCGCGCTGCTCAGTGACGGTGACACGCTCTACACGCCGACATCGGCGGCGACGTACTCGGTTGCGCCTGCGCTGCACACGAACACCAGCACGCTCTACACGCCTAGCCGCTCTACTGCTTACAGCGTTGCGCCGAGCCTGCACACGAACAGTTCGACGCTGTACACGCCTTCGGTAGCGCCAACGACGAGTGTTGCCCCTGCGCTGCTGACTGACGGCGACACCCTCTACGCGCCAACTGCAACGCCCGGAGCAGTCTTTGCCGCGCCGGCATTGCTGGCTAGTTCCACGGTCCTCTACACGCCCAGCAGGACTACATCGGTCAGCGTCCAGCCAGCGCTGCACACCAACACCAATACTCTGTACACGCCGACTGCGGCGTCAAAGGTATCGGTAGCCCCGGCTCTTCTGTCGGACGGCGACACCCTCTATGCGCCGACCAGTTCAGTCGGCCCGGTGTCGGTCACGCCGTCGTTGCTGACGAATACCTCGACGCTGTACACGCCTTCGGTGTCGACGGGTGCGGCGCCGCCTCAGAGCGTCACGCCGAGCCTGTACACGAACACCAGCGTCTTGTACACGCCTACGAGCACGACCGCGTACTCGCTGGCCCCTGCGCTTCTCACCAACGCATCCACGCTGTACGCCCCCACGTCAGTCCCGGGGTCGGTGAGCCGGGTGCCAAGCCTGCTGACCAACACCAGCACGCTGTACAACCCCACGAGTGCGGCAACCTACTCGGTCCAGCCGTCGCTGTACTCGAACACTCCGACGTTCTACACGCCGTCTGTCGCGTTCGACCTGAGGGTTCAGATCTCGTGGATCGAGATCACNCCGATACAGGGCGTCAACATTGCGCCNCTGCTGCTGTCNAACNGCAACACGCTGTANGCGCCGACGTCGTCTGTTGGCCCGGTCTCTCGTACACCGGATCTGCTGACCAACACCAGCGTTCTGTACGCGCCCACGACGGCGCTGACCTACTCGCTGACCCCGGCGCTGCTGTCGGACGGAGACACGTTCTACNCCCCAACGGTGTACACGTTCGGTTCGCTGGCGCCAGCNCTGCTGACGAACACCAGCGTCCTGTACACGCCGACNCGGACCACGGGGCCTGTCAGCCGCACTCCGGCCCTGCTGACCAATACGTCGGTCCTGTACACGCCGACGACTGTCTATGTCGTGCCCCCGGCGCTGCTGACGAACAGCAACGCCCACTACGCGCCGACTGTCAGGCCGACTACCGCTGTAGCGCCGGCACTGCTGACCAATACCAGCACGCTGTACGCGCCTACCCGGTCGGCAACCGTATCTGTGGCCCCGGCGCTGTTGAACAACAGCAGCACCCTGTACACGCCTACGCGGTCCACAACCGTCTCCGTCGCGCCCGCACTGCTCACGGACGGCGACACGCTGTACACGCCTGTCGTCTCCGACATCAAACTCGTAGCGCCGGCTCTGCTGACGAACTCGTCGGTGGTCTACGTCCCGACAAGAACCGCGGGGCCGGCCAGTCGGCAGCCGGATCTTCTTGGCAATGCAAGTGCGCTTTATGTGCCCGGCCGCACAACGGGGCCCGTCAGCCGCGCGCCAGCCCTTTACGTAGACCCAGACGTTATTCCGGCGCCAATTGTCACGGCCGGTCAACAGCGGTCCCCGGCGCTGCTTTCAAACACCAGCAACCTATATCCCGCATCAAGCTCTGCAAGTTACTCGATATACTTTGCCGATTATGTAGTATCTGGGTATTGGGACCCTGATTACTCTTCGACCGTCGGTGTTAGCTCAAATACATTCTTCTCGCCCACCATCGGCGGCCTTTATAGCGCCTACATAGATTCGCTAGTAAACGGCTCAAACATATACGCCCCATTCGCATTCTTCCCCGGCATCCCATCTGCGCTTGTGGTTGTCTTGGGGCCGCCACTCAAATCGGTCAGTGTAGATGCAGGCCCCCCCGCGGCCGCTGCTATCCGGGACACTGTCGGCGTCGATGTTCCGGCGTACGAGAAGGGCGTCCATGTGCCAACTGCATGACACTTCAGCTAGCAGACCAAATACAATGAAGTCGCCTGTCCTCCGGAGATAGATATGGGCATTCTTGGCAAGTTTGTGAAACAGCCCGCTGATGTTCAAGATTACGATTTTGACTTCAACGAATATTTATCTAGCCAGTCAGATACGGCGGCCTCGCACACCGCGGTCGCAGATTCAGGCATCACAGTCCTCTCATCAAGCATGACGTCCGGNGTGGTCAAAGTTTTCCTTGCTGGCGGCCTCGACGGCAGTCAGTACAAGGTTACTGCGACCGTTACCACAAATGGGGGCCGCGTGAAGCAAGGGGAAATTGTTGTAAAAATCAAAGAGGTTTGATTGCCATGGAATCTCAGGTCGTTTTCAACGTAGCGGTAGCAATATCTGGCGCTTTAGGGGGATGGGTTTTGAAGGTAATTTGGGATGCCATCCGGACCCTCGACACAGATGTCAAGCAACTCGGCAAAGAGATGCATAACGATTTTGTTCGTCGAGAGGATTTCAAAGAAGCCACACAGGACGTCAAGGCCGATATGAAGGAAGGGTTCCGGCGGGTGGAAGAAATGCTCGGCGCGGTCTTCAAGCGCCTTGACAGCAAGGTAGACAAGCCGTGATCCCAGCCCTGCCGGCGGACAAAGCCAACCATTTCGTGTATGGCTCGCTTGTGGCCCTTGTTGGGCTACTGCTCGGCGTCCTGCCGGCGGCTGTAATGGTGCTCGCTGTAGCGTTCGGCAAAGAGATATTCGATCTGGCAACAGCACGCGGCACGCCTGACGGCCTTGATGCGCTGGCGACCGTGGCCGGCGGCGCGGCGGTGGTGGCCCCAGTCCTGCTGAGGTCCTTGTGATCAGCAAGCGCGAGTGCTTTGGCTTTAGGAGGCGCGTGCCGTGACAGTACTTCGCGTTGCGCAGTTTGGTGGCGAGAACCGCGCCGCAAATCCCAAGCTGCTCCCGGAGGGGCTTGGCACCGTATCCACAAACCAAAAGCCCGGGCGCGGCGACCTCCGGCCATGGAAGTCGCCATCGACTGTGGCCACCATCCCGGCCGGCAGGGCGACGATCTATCGCTTGGGGCGCGACCTAACGGACGACACCCGTTATTGGCACAGCTGGACCACAACTGTTCACGCCGTTCGCGGCTTCGACCTCGACGACACCACAGAGCGTACCTACTACTCTGATGGCACTGCGCCGAAGGTGATCAACAACCTCACCCTTGACGGCACTGACCCTCAAGACAACCCTGCGGCGCCTAAAACGCTTGGCGTGCCGGCCCCAGCCTCCGCCCCCAGCGTCACTGGGTCAAACGGGAGCGCGACTACAACCGAGTCGTACTTCTATGTCTACACCTACGTCAATACGCGTGGTGAGGAAAGCGCTCCGTCCCCGGTGTCCTCCATGGTCACCCGAACCATTGACGGCTCAACCTCGATCACCGGCTTTTCTGCGCCGCCCTCCGGCACGTACGAGTCGATCACCTTGATCCGGATCTACCGCACGCAGTCCACCTCGACAAGCGGCGCGGACTTCTTCTTCCTTCGCGAGATCGCGGTTGGCACAACCACTACGACAGACGACAACCGGGCCCTCGGGGAGACGATCGCCACCACGACTTGGCTGCTGCCGCCAACTAACCTGACGTTTCTGAAAGCACTATGGAATGGGATGTTGGCCGGCATCAGCGGCAATGGCGTCAGATTCTGTGAGCCCTATGTGCCGTACGCATGGCCTGTGGCGTACGAGGTTCTCCCCCCTGACAGCAAGGCCGTTGCGCTCGGCGTCTTCGGACAACAGCTGTTGGTTCTGACCACCGGCAGGCCGCTGCTGGTGTCGGGCTCATCCCCCGAGTCTATGGATCAACAGCTGTTGGAGGTCCCGCACGCCTGCGTGGCCCCCAAGTCCGTGGTCAGCATGGGGTACGGCGTTGCTTGGGCGGCCGCCGACGGTCTGGTGTTCTATGGCTCTGGAGGGGCCAAACTACTAACGGCCGGCGTCATGACAAGGGAGGACTGGCAGGCAATCGTGCCGTCCACCATCGTGGGCAGCTTCCATGAGGGCCTGTACTTCGGCAGCTACACAGTTCTTGGGACCACCAAGGCTTTCATGATCGACCCACAGAACCCGCAGGGCATGCACTTCCTGAGCGCGGGCTACCCGGCCACCTACTACGACGACCTCCTTGACCAGCTGTATGTGCTGAACGGCACCAGCATTCAGAAGTGGGATGCCGGCTCAGCGATGACCTACGTCTATCGGTCGAAGACCTTCCATCAGCCTCATGCGGTGAACTTCGCCTGTGCTGAGGTGGTGGCAGATTCATACCCTGTGACCTTCAGGCTCTATGCGGACGGGGCCCTCAGGCACACACAGACGGTGACTTCACAGACCCCGTTCCGCCTCCCCTCGGGGTTCCGCGCCCACGACTGGCAGCTGGAAGTCGAAGGCACAGCTGCTGTGCAGATGGTCGCTATTGCGTCCTCAGTTGAGGAGTTGGCAGCCATATGAGTCGCAGCGACATCCCGAGCCCGACCGCCCCGAACTTCGATCAGCGCGTCAGGGAAACCCTACAGACCTACCTTGGTCGGCAGGGGAGCCCGCTAGACCGCGGCATCACGGTTCGCGATCTTCTGGACACAGGGGTCGCGAAGCTCAAGGACGGGTTCACTCTGGGCTCAGGATCGTCGATACCGCTTGAGGGCACATCGACCACGACCATCGTCAACAACGGGGGCGGCGGGCCAGCAGAGGAGCCAGACCTCACGCCGCCGCCTACGCCAAGCGGATTTGCAGCCACGGGCGGCGTGAATGTGGTCTTCATTACGCATGACGGCCCAAACTACACGCAGGGGCACGGTCATCTGCGCACGCGCTTGTACGGCGCCATCTACACCGGCGGCGCGCTGCCCACATTCAACAACGCCGCTGAGATAGCCCAGTTCACGGGCAGCGTCTACTCCCACCCATCAAACCCAAGCACTACGTGGCATCTGTGGGCCAAGTGGGAGACCAGTGACGGCGTGCTGAGCGTCTCACCCGCCGGTGGGACCAATGGCGTGGTGGTGACCACAGCTGTTGATGTCTCGCTTCTCCTAGATGCCCTGACCGGAGAGATCACCGAGTCCCAGCTGTTCTCCGCGCTTGGGGCCCGCATCGACCTAATTGATGCCCCGACCACCGGCTTGGTGACCAAGGTCACTAACCTTGAAACAGCTGTTGGCAGCACTGTGAGCGCAGCGCAGAGCGCAGCCGCCGCAGCCGCATCCGCATCCGCAGCAGCCGCATCGGAGGCCGCGGCCATTCTTGCGGAGTCTGGAGCCGAAACGGCGTCCGCATCTGCCGCCCTATCAGCTTCTGATGCCGCCGCTGCTGAGGCCGCTGCAATCCTCGCGCAGTCCGGAGCGCAGACGGCGTCGGCCAGCGCATCGCAGGCGTCATCTGATGCGGTTGCTGCGAAGGTTGCGGCGCTTGCCGCTCAATCTGGTGCAGAGACCGCCGAAGATAACGCGGTCATCGCAAGGACCAGCGCTGAAACGGCGGCATCCAGCGCCTCAACTTCTGCCACCAGCGCATCCAACTCAGCCACCGGCGCTGCTGGGTCGGCATCTTCTGCGTCCACCTCTGCCACCAACGCGGCTACAAGCGCCACAACCGCCGGCAACTCAGCGAGCGCAGCTTCTACGTCGGCATCGAGCGCGGCGACATACGCCACTAACGCCGAAACCGCGTCTACAGCAGCCCAAAGTGCGAAGGTATCGGCAGAGTCGGCCAGAGATAACGCAGCAGGTAGCGCAACTGCCGCCGCCACATCCGCAAGCACAGCGACGACGAAGGCTACTGAGGCTTCACAGAGCGCTACCTCTGCCGCCACTTCCGCCACCACCGCAACAACCAAGGCGTCTGAGGCGTCAACATCCGCTAGCCAAGCGTCAACTTCAGCCACCGATGCCTCCGGCTCCGCAAGTTCGGCGTCAACGTCGGCGACGAATGCTGCCAACTCCGCCAACGCGGCGGGCACGAGCGCCTCCAATGCTTCGACGTCGGCAACGAATGCGGCGAACAGCGCAACCAATGCAGCCGGGTCGGCCTCCACAGCCACAACACAGGCGACTAATGCCGCTAACTCAGCCACATCGGCGAGCAACAGCGCTTCGGCGGCATCGACATCTGCAAGCAGTGCTGCCACATCCGCAACCAATGCCGGCAACTCGGCAACCGCGGCGGAGTCTTCCAACTTGGCCGCTGCCTCCTCTTATGGGCAAGCAATCCGGCTGAACTCGAACTATGACTTCGGTCTCGGCAAGACCGGCTGGAGTACGGCCACCGCAGACAGCACGTATTCCGAGATCGGTGGCCTTATCCAGACGGGCGGCGTAACTGCGAACTCGAAGCTGCGCATCGCTGGAGAGGCGGCTGGTTACTGGAATAGAAGAATCCCGATTCAGACCAACAGGGTCTACCGGATCCGATTCAGGGTCAGGTCCATCGGCACTACCAACTCCAAGGTGTACGCCGGGGTCGCGACCTTTGACGCAGATGGAGTGCTTCAGACCGCCGCGCCGGGCACGCATCGTTATTGCGCCGCCAGCGGGGTTGATGTGCCTAGCGACGGCACATGGAAGGTCTACACGGGGACGATCACCGGGGAAGCCGCATCCGCAACAGCGTTCCGCACTGGGTCCGCTTTCGCGTCCCCGATGTTCATCGTCAACTACCAACAAGGTAGCGGCTTCATCTGCGAGGTGGATGAATGCTCGATGGAGGACATCACCGAGTCCACCAGTGCTGCAAGCTCGGCCAGCGCTGCCGCAACATCCGCAAGCACCGCGACAACCAAGGCCTCAGAGGCGGCGTCCTCGGCAAGCTCTGCCAACACTTCGGCGACCAACGCAGCTACAAACGCATCGAATGCCGCTACCAGCGCCTCGCAGGCGTCAACTAGCGAAACTAATGCAGCTGGTTCGGCAAGCTCGGCGTCGACCTCCGCCACCAATGCAGCCAACTCAGCCAACGCTGCCGGGACTAGTGCATCGAATGCATCGACCTCGGCGTCTCAGGCAGCCACAAGCGCCACAAACGCAGCGGGCTCAGCAAGCGCCGCCTCGACCTCGGCCACTAACGCCGCTAATAGTGAAACAGCAGCCGGCGGGAGCGCCACCGCCGCATCCAACAGCGCATCGGGCGCGAGCACATCAGCGACCAACGCCGGGAATTCCGCGACGGCTGCCAACTCCGCAAAAGTGGCGGCAGAGTCGGCAAGGGATGCTGCGTCCGGCAGCGCCACCTCCGCAGCTGGGTCGGCCAGCACCGCCACCACCAAGGCCTCAGAGGCTTCAACCTCAGCAAGCGCAGCCAACACGTCCGCGACCAACGCGGCCACAAGCGCCTCTAGCGCTGGGACATCAGCGACCAACGCATCCACCTCTGAGACAAACGCCGCGGGCTCTGCGTCTAGCGCAAGCACCTCTGCTACCAATGCGGCCAACTCTGCGACCAGCGCCGGCAATAGCGCCACGGCGGCATCTGGCAGCGCCTCGACTGCCTCGACTCAGGCCACGAACGCCTCGAACTCAGCAACTGCGGCCAACACCGCCAAAGTTGCCGCCGAGTCTGCGCGCGACAGCGCCGCGGGGAGCGCTACCGCTGCGTCTACAAGCGCGTCCAATGCGTCTACAAGCGCAAGCAATGCCGCCACTTCTGCATCTGCCGCCAACACTTCAGCAACGAACGCGGCGACGAGTGAATCTAACGCGCTGACCTACAGGAACGATGCGTCGACTAGCGCATCCACCGCAACAACAAAGGCCAGCGAGGCGTCAACCAGCGCGGGCGCGGCGGCTACCTCCGCAACAAACGCCAACAACTCGGCGAGCGCCGCCTCAGGGTCTGCCAATACGGCATCGACAAAAGCCACCGAGGCGTCCCAGAGCGCGTCCTCCGCCAACACCTCCGCCAACAGCGCCTCGACATCAGCTAGCAATGCGCTGACCTACAGCAACAACGCCGCGACGTCGGCGTCGAACGCGGATGGGTCGGCCACCTCTGCGGCCACATCCCTGAATCAGGTCAGAGCAACCGCGACCGGGTTTGACTCGGCAATCGCGTGGAACTTCGACACCACGGTTGACGGTTGGACCAACAACTCGCAGGGCACGTTCACTTGGCAGTCAGGCGGCTTCGTCCGCATCGACGCCACCGGGGCCACGCCATACATTCGCAGCCCTGCCGGGCTAGCTATAGACGGATCAAAGAACACTTTGATCCGGGCTCGGGTCAGAAGAGTCGCGGGCTCGGGTTGGACAGGGCGGGCGTACTACACGACCTCAGGCCACGGCGAGACCACTGGCTTTTACAAGAGCATCCCTGACACGACGGTCACAAACGAGTGGCGCGTTTTGGAATGGGACATGGCCAACCTCACTGCCGGGGCGGCCGACTGGACATCGAGCACGATCACCAGAATACGACTTGACCTTGGTTTGACGACGGACGACTTCGACGTCGACTGGGTCACTGTGGGGCGCATCGCCCCCATCGCCTACAGCGCGGCCATCGAGCAAGAGGCCACCGCAAGAGTCAACTCTGACAACAGCCTCTTCGCCCAGTACACCGTCAAGATCGACGCCAACGGCTATGTGTCTGGCTTTGGCCTCGCCAGCACCGCCATCAACGCCACCCCGACCAGCGAGTTCGCGGTACGGGCGGACAGGTTCTACATCGCCAACCCGGCGGGAGCAGGCGTTGCCCCGGCCATGCCGTTCATCGTCCGCACGACGTCCACCACGATCAACGGCGTCAACGTCCCGGTGGGTGTGTACATCACCGACGGCTTCATCCAGAACGGCACGATCACCAACGCCCAGATAGCTGATGCAACGATCACCAACGCCAAGATAACCGACGTCACGATCACGGGCGGCAAGATTGCCAACGCGACGCTGACCTCAGCCAAGTTCGCCGACACGGTGCAGTCCGACAACTACTCGGCAGGCAGCGCGGGCTGGATGATCAGCCGCAACACAGGCGCGGCGGAGTTTGGTTCGGCAACGATACGCGGCACCATCAACGGCGGCTCCTATACAGGGTATGCGTGGCCGGCGTCGGGAGGGACTGGATTCCACTTGGGGCCGAGCGGCCTGTTACTAGGCAACGCCAACGACGGCAAGTACTTTCAGGTTACCTCTGGCGGCGACCTGTACGCCCCACAGTTCAACATCGTCAACGGAGCGGCGTCCTTCAGCGGTGCGCTGAACGTGAAGAGCGCAGCGACTGGTTCGCGCGTCGAGATCAGCAATGCCGTCATCAAGATCTACGAGGGCGCGACGCTGCGTGTGCAGCTTGGTAATTTGGCCGCGTAAGGAATTGAAGTGGCCTACGGTCTAAGAATATGGGATGCCAGCGGCAACTTAACGCTGGACACGACAGACCGGATAACTCGGTTTGTCACCCGTATTACGCCGGGTACTATTGCGCCTCTAACTACAGTTAATTACAGCGTCCCGGGTATTGCTGACGATGGCACTTGGTTTTTGGTGGTAAATACATGGAAGCCGTCGAGCTCGGCCTATTACTCTGATATTTATATGACAATCACATCCGATTTTATAAATGTCCGTAATATAAACACCACTACCAATTGGACAAACGGGCTAGGCACTTACATAGAAGTATTTAGGGGTTAATATGCCTTACGGTATTAACATATATAACGCCGCCAACAACATTATTATTAGTCAAGACTTTAGCAACTATCATGTGGTTTCAAGTGGCACAATTGCAAACGGTGGGTCGTGGCCAACAGTGCCCAGCACCGACGTTATCTTTATTAGAGCAAACACACCCGGAGCAATTATTAGTAACGATGGATCATTTGCTACTGTTTCTTCTGGCCTAATAGAATATGTTATTGTGCGCAGAAGCCCAAGTCCTTCTAGCTCAAGCTTCGGGTTAAGAGTCTATCAAAGTGATGGAATCTCCATCGCATTTGATAGCGGAGTAGCAGCGGCAAAAATTGTTTCTAGTCTCACAAGGCTTGGGCAGTCCAACGGGCTTTACACGAGTTATAGTACCATAATAAACCAACCATTTGCGGTTCCAGCCGGCAGAAAGCGATATATGACTGGCCAAGTTTTTATGGATTGGTCGCATATCTATATTCTCAATTTTATCCCCGGCATTGGGACTGATAAGCTCACTTGGACATCTGACATGCAGCAGACTGTTGGAACGGGATTCACTGGCGGCTTCGGCAATAAGTATGATTTATTTAGCACCAAAATATTTTTAACAATAGACATATAGAGGCCCACAAATGATGAGTGTGTTCGTATACCTAGACCAAAATCAAACACCAACCGGCGTGCAGCGGTTTGAAACCATGCCGGGCGTGGACATAACTGTCCCGCCCGGAGCTTTGTATGTCGAGGACGCCTCCGTGTTGCCAAGCGACATGGAGATCATCGACCGCTGGCGGATGAAGGCGGGCGCCCTCTCGGACGTCGGGCCCGGCCCCAGCAAAGACTACCGCTGGGATGTGACCTTAGAGCAGTGGGTGCCGGATGTGGCTCGGGCCAAAGCAGGCAAGCTCAAGGAAATCCGCGAAGCACGCGACCGTCTTGAGTACGGCGACTTTGTCTGGGATGGCTCCACGTTTGACTCCGACCCCCAAGCGCAACTGCGTATTCAAGGGGCCGTTCAACTGTCGACCATGTCCGCTGCCGTAGGCCAGCCCTTCTCCATCGACTGGACACTGGCCGACAACACGGTGCGCACCCTGTCCGGGGCCGACACGATTGCCGTGGGCATGACGCTGGCTGGGCATGTGCAGACGGTCCACGCCATCGCCCGGACCCTGCGCCTTCAGATCGAGGCGGCAACGACGCTGGCCGAGGTCGAGGCGGTGGTTTGGCCTTGATTACACAGCTGTGCC